CTTTGAGAGCAGACCACTTATTCATCTTAACGGCAACGGTACGGGTACGCTTACCATTGATAACGAAAACGGCAGACACGAATGGACATTCAGCAATATTGACGAGTTCATTGAGATTGACAGCGAAAAAATGTGCTTTTACAAGGACAACACGCTGAAAAATGATACGGTTACAGGCACGGGTTTTCCTTTGCTTGTAAGGGGTGAAAACAGGTTTATTCTCGGCGGTGGCATAACAGACGGTTCAGTATTTCCAAGGTGGTGTTCGTTATGATGCCGATTTTATACAGAGCAGATGAAACCGAGTTTGACACCTACGGAATCGGTATGCTGTCGGACTGCACCTTTTGCGAAGTTACAGAGGAGCGAAACGGTGCGTTTGAATGTGTGATGAAATATCCTCTGCACGGTGCATTGTTTGATGAGATTAAAAACGACAGGGTTATACTCGTTAAGCCGAATGACACATCAAGGTCACAGCCGTTTCGTATATACAGAATTACAACACCGATGAACGGCATCATCACAGTGTATGCACAGCATATGTCATATGATTTGTCGGGCATTGGTGTGCTATGCTTTGAGAGCAAATCGGTTTCGCCACAGCTTGCACTTGAAAGAATTTTTGCGAATACTTCATCAAAGCACGGCTTTAAATGCAGGACAGACCTTTCAGCACCGAGGGCATTTTCAGTCAGTAAACCTATGAGTATCAGAGCCTGTCTTGGCGGTACGGAGGGTTCTGTACTTGATGTATGGGGCGGTGAGTATGAATGGGATATGTTCGATGTCATTCTTCACTCAAAGCGTGGTAAGGATAACGGTGTGGTAATTGAATCACTTGAGCAGGACAATGATTTTTCATCGGTATATACACACCTTTTGCCCTATGCCGTAATTAAAAACGGAGATACCGAAAGTGTGGTTACTCTGTCGGAAATCACAATTCCTATTGTGGAAACATATGCAAGGGAGAAAACACTCATCAAGGATTTTTCGTCCTTCTTTAAGGACGGAGAAAACGTTACCGAGGACACACTTCGAGCAAAGGCGAAGTCATACATCAAACAGAATCCGTTCGGTGACGAAACTCCCACGGTGAAGGTGTCGTTTGAACCGCTATGGCAACAGCCCGAATATTCGCAGTTTCTCGAAAAGGTGAACCTCTGCGACACAGTGATCGTCAGACACCCAGATATGAATATTGAGGTAAAGACGAAGGTTATTGAAACCGTATATGACGCACTGGCCGAGAAATATTCATCAATCACACTCGGAACGGCAAAATCAAACTTTGTGAATACGGTTGCAGAAATCAAAAGTACAACCGATGAAATCAAAAAGGAAACCGACAGCTTTCCGTTACTTATGAATACTGCTATTAAAAATGCCACTTCGCTGATTTCAGGTCAGCAAGGTGGCTTTGTTGTTATGCACACGGATTCTGTTACAGGCAAGCCGTATGAACTTTTGATTCTTGACAACGAAAATCTGTACGATACAAGGAATGTGTGGCGGTGGAATGTCAGTGGCTTAGGTTTTTCAAAGAGTGGATACAACGGCCCGTATGAAACTGCGATTACGGCTGACGGAAAAATCGTGGCTGACTTTATCACAAGCGGAACGCTTATGGCAAATATCATCAAGGCGGGAGTAATCAGTTCGGCTGATAATTCTTCATGGTGGGATTTGGAAAGCGGAGAGGTACACCTAAGTGCATATACAAAAACAGAGGATACCGACAAACTCAGCGACAGTATTGCTGAAATT